CACTGGTAGAAATTACAGGTAGAAGTATTGATATAGATGTCGTTTACCAGGGCCGAAGAAATACCGGAACCAGAAAAAACTGTAGCCGTGGTGCTTGTACCGGTAATCCCAGTACCCTGATAAATCTGACTGCCTCGTGCACCCGTCGCGCCAGTAGCACCTTTTCCACCTGTCGCTCCCTTTAAATTCTTAAACGCAAAAGTGAAGTTCTTCGCGGTATCGCTGCCGCTAGTAGTAACGGTGACAGAAGGGGTACCAACGTTTGCATCCACAGTAGCATTAACGGTTCCAAACCCTGCCGCAGCACCGGTCGCGCCTTTGGGGCCTGTAGCACCGGTACCCCCCGTTGCCCCCTTCAAATTCTTAAACGCAAAAGTGAAGTTCTTCGCGGTATCGCTGCCGCTGGTAGTAACGGTGACAGAAGGGGTACCAACGTTTGCATCCACAGTGGCACTGACGGTTCCAAACCCCGCCGCTGCCCCGGCAGGCCCTTGCCCTCCAGTGAAAGCATTGCCGTTGATTGTGAACTGGGAAGACGACGTGTCGCTCAGAACAAAGTTGACTTTCTTGGCCTTGATTTCCAGGCAGTCGTCCGAAGGCTCACTGAGATGGACGTAATCACCATCGCCGAAGTTCAGCCTATTCCCATAGTTTCCCGAGCCCTTTAAGGTCAGGTTCCCCGTAATTGTCCCACCAGCCGTGGGGAGGAACGGCGCGTTCTGCAAGGAGGCCAACGCGGCGTTAAAGGCCGCTTCCGTTCCGGTATATCCGGCGGATTTAGCCGCTTCGTAGGCTCCTTTCGAGGACCCGCCAAGGTTAAATACCTTTCCAACATTACTCATGTCATTGACCTCCGATCTCCAGTCGAATGATGTTCACGGTCAGGTTTCTTGTCGGCACGGTCTCGCAGCGGAAGGTCATCTGGCCGTTGACCGTAACGTTATCAGCCTTGACAACAGCCTTGCTGTAATCCCCAAAGCAGTCCGCGTCTCCGCTTACCAGATACCGAAAGTTTTCGTCCGCCAGGAACGACGCGTGCTTGGCGGTCTGCGCCATACCGCTCCAGTTCGCCGCCGGCAGCGTAAGCGTGAACCCAACGTGCTGCACATCTTCCAAACCGGCGATAACCAGCTTTGTCAGTTCATTCACACGAGCGGCGGAATCGGCCTTTGTCCTTATAGCCAGGTCTTCAAGCTGACCGAGAGTCGTTCGCTTCTCTGCCATGTGCGTTTCTTCCTTTCCAAAAAAATATGAGAGGGAGACAGGTGTCCCCATCCCCCTCTCAGGTTTCTCAGGTCGTCGTGCCGAAGATCGAATCCAGCATGGCGTCCACTTCCGCGTCAGTGGCGATGCCGTCCTCGACGAATGCCTTAACGGCGGCCTCGGTGGCGAGAGTGTCGGCGTTAGGAGTACCGGCCATAGTGGCGCCGCCAACTTTCTTCCCGCTGTCCGTCATGTTGCCGTTGGCGTCCAAACCGGCCAAGTCACCGGCGGCAGCGCCAGTTACCTTGTCGGCCTTGCTGGAGATATCCACCTCGGTGGAGGGCGGAACATACAGGCCATCGTCCTTAAGCTGAAGCTGATTGCCCTCCGCCTTGCTGATGTTCACATTCACATCGAGTGTGTAGCCGTCGATGGTGACAGTGGTGCTGGCATCCTTGCCCTCGACCTTGGCTGTGTAGACGTTCATCAGCTTCTCCATATTGAGGAAGGAGTAAGTGATGGCGTCGGCATCGCCCTTCACAGCCAGGACCAGGACGGGCTTGCCGTTCAGACTGGGATCGGTGGAGCCGGGATAGGCGGCCTCCGCCCAAGTGAAATTATCCACCATGGTGGTCTTGGCCTGATCCAGGAAATACTCGGCAGGGAAGTCCATGGTGGCGGCAGCCGTGCCGGTCTGGTCCGTGGTAGCATAGAAGCTGACCGTGTTGCCCTCAACCTTGAGGGACTTGAACGAAGCATTGATATCGGTGGAGAGCTTCGTTTCCAGCGCGTCCAGTTCGGCATCGGTACGCTGAGCCAGCTTTTCCAGCTGGGCAAGAGTAACGCGATTCGACATATTACATGCCTCCTAAAAATATTTGTTAACGGCTATTGCCGAAAACATCGTCAAGCATAGCGTCCACATCTTCATCGGCGGCCGGCTTGCAGAGGCGATTCCGGATTTCACAGAGCGCATCGGTTACAGTGGTTCCTTGAAATCCCGCCGCGGGGAGGTCGCCTATAATGGACAGCACTTCTTCGGACAGGTCGGGCTTGGAAGACGGAAGCGAAGCACTTCCATTGAACGCTTCGTGCAGAACTTTGCCGGCACGGCACCAACTGGCTTGCTTGCGTTCCGTGCCCTTCTCGCCGTGGATCCCGATTTTGAGGACAACGCCGCCCAGCTTCAAGCACTGGGGCGGAACAACGCATTTGTCCTCAGTCAAAGGCACGGAAACACTGGTGGAGCCGGCCACAAAGACAGCTGTCTTCGAGAAGCCCTCCCAGGTCTCGTCAAATATAAACTCGACCGGGTATGTCTCCTTGGAATTCTGCATCAAGGTGTCCCAATCGAACAAAGCGGCGCAGTCATTTGTGATTTTGATTTTCAAGTTTTCCGCCTCCCAATCAACTCACGTTTCCGCCCAGTTCAAGGCGGATCAGATTTACGGTCAGATCAATCGCCGGATTCCGGTCGCTGGTGAACGTGATGGATCCATTTGTGACAATGTCCTTGGGCCGTACGTGGCAGTCCAGAAACTCTTCCCGGCCGGTCTCATCCACGTCAAGAAAATACTTATAAGCGGCCGATGCCAACAGACGATTATCCGCAATGGTAACCGCGCCGTTGGTCCACCGAGAGGCGGGAATGACTAGATCGAAGTAAATTCCAAGCACGTCGCCCACACCATTTCTGCCGTTATAGACAGGGATGGATTTCGCCGTGCCGTCAGTCAGAGTCAGGGTATAGATATCAGTGGTTCCAGGAGCGTGATTGCCGCTGGTAAGTCGAATATCCTTGACGCCCACCCCGGTAGGACCGGGCAGTTCACAGCTGATCTTACTGTCTACGTACACCGCTTTCTCCGCGTTCCAGATCCACCAGGTTCCATTTTGAGGTTTCGGAGGCTTGCCGCTGTACTGCTTGGCCGAAGCCGCAGAAGCTGCGGCAGAGTCCTTCGCTGTTTTGGCGTAGGACACAGCGGCGCTGGACTCGTCATTCATCGCCTTGATCGCGTCGTGGATGGAGCCGCGAACTTCCTCGCCGTACACCGCGCTCATGATTTTATTCAGGTAGGTACTGATCCCGGCCAATTAAATCACCCCTCTTTTAGTCCTCCAGCATCCAGTCGACGGCAAGGATCTCCTCGCCGGAAAGGCACCCGACAGCGTCCTCGTATTTTGCCGTCATCAGCTCGACCGTGTGCTCCATCTCATTGAACGGCTGGAGTTCGTCGCAGAACGCCTTGAAGTCGGGAGAGCCTACCTGGATGGAGATGGTGCCCATGTCGTTGCCGTTCTCATCCAGGTCCGGCCGGCCGTACTTCTCCACGAGGCCGCGCTTGAACGTCTCATACTCGGTCAGCGAATCAGAGAGGAACCGATAGTTCCGGGCAGCCGCGTAGCCGATCTTATCCCTGTGGGAGAGCAGCGGCCGCAGCTGCTGGAGCATCAAAGACATCTGCGAGTTTTTAAGTGTTTTTTCCATTTTGAATTTTGCACCCCTCACGTAGTGTTTGGATTTCGGACTTAAGTTGGTCTATCTCGTTCCATGCGCTCTGGATCATATAGGTGTTCAAGGCGATAAACTCGCTGTAGCGAAGATGGTATTCGTCTCCCAGTTTGATGTGGAATCCCTCTTTCGGCTTGGTCTTAATAAACCCGGCGAAGTCTGTCGACTCGATCCCATTTTCATTTATGGCGGCTTCCACGTCCTGCGCGATGTAGCCAAGGTGGTATCTTCCGGACGTACCATCGTTGAACTTGTAGCCACACGGCTTTAACGCTTGGAAGAAGGCTTTGTACCGATCCAGATCATAGGTGATGCTGTTTTTCAGCCGGGAGTCAGACGGTTCGCTGATTGGCACACTGGATGTAACCTGACCGCTAATAACGTAAAACGAAGTTCCGACCGCTTGCATACGAACGCCGGAACTCGTAGCTATGATGTAATGTAAACCGCCTGATCCGTACATTTTTGCGCCATGTGTTTGACCATAATCATCCCGTCCATACCCGGAGCAAAATCCTCCGTAACCATCTTCAAGATAGACGTTTGTCAGATCAATGCATCCGGCTTTGATTGCCGCTGCCCGAATAAGAAGGTTCCCATAGCCATCACTATACAAGCCGTCGGTAGATGCGGCGTTAAGCATTGCACGCCAAATGTTATACCTGGTTACGGTTGCGTCCGTCCCGTCACGACCATCCACACCATCCCTTCCAGGGCGTCCGTCCACTCCATTTACGCCATCTGTGCCCCGAACCTTGATCGCGGCAGTCCAGGTGCGGCCGCCGTCGTAAGTGTAGGAGGCGTAATAGTCGCTGTATGTGTCGAACACCTTATGCCACGAAATGCTGTTGTAATCGGGAAAAGTGTCGTAGCTTCCGCTGGGGACATAGTAAGGCGAGCGTGCGTACAGGACGTGACAGGGGCTGTTGCTCGTAGACCACGTAATATTTCCGGCCAGGTTGATGCTGCCGGCCATCGTTACATTGCCTTGATCCGTAACGATAAAATTATCGCCGAGATTGATAGAGCCTTTCTTTATCTTGACATTGCCGTCACTGTCCACATAAAAGTTGCCTTCACCCGTTTTCCAATTGCTTCCGCCGATGCTGATGCCACAGCCGCGAAGCCAGCCGGCCGTTCCATCCTCCGCCACAAGTTCTCCGCAGAGTTTGGCGGCGGTAATTTTTCCGGCGAAGATTCCATTCCTCGCGTACATATTCCCGTCTTTGTCCACGGTAAAGTTGCCGTTTCCAATGTCAATGGAGCCTTTCTTCATGGTGACGTTACCGTCTTCGTCCACGGCGAAAGTCTTGTTGCCGATGTCTATGGAACCTTTCTTCATGGTCAGCTTTCCGCTTTTCATATCCAGCGAAAAGTTGTTGTTAAGGTCATGCAGCCTTCCAACCCGGATTATGTCCGCACTGAGTTCGCCGGTGGTGATAAAGTCCGCCACAATGGAACCGTCCATCGTGATGGCAAGCCCCCAGGTTTTCCCACCATCTTTAGAATATCCCAAACCGTTCATGTTCCACTTCCACAGCTTATTCGCTATGGTGTAGTCTCGAACGTTGGAAATATAAAGCGTCTCAGAGCCATGCTCATCCTTTGTGATGGTGATATAACCGGTGGTGGCCATGTTCATGATCTGGGTCGCGTTCGCTTTGGCCTCATCCAAAATCGAGTGGGCCTTGGGCAGACTGTCGATCTTGTGCATGATGTCCGAATTGATCTGGTTATTCACGCTGGACAAACTGGTCTTCACCGTGTCACCCAATTTGAATTGCGTCTTCTCGGGGCTGTCCAGCGGGATCTCCATCTTTGTGACCGGGAAAAGACGGTTTAACCCATGGGGCGGCGATACAACCTGAATCTCATCCAGCAGCTTGACCGCTTCGACGCTGACTTCCAAGTAATGCAGATCCAGGGCGCTCAGTTCGATTTCCATGTTGTCGAACTGGAGGTCGGCGAGGTAAGCCTTGGCCTTCTCCAGCAGCACGGCGGGGTCCTCCACATCATCCCACTTCACCGTCTTCTCAATCCAGCCGAACGTCTGCACTGCGGAATCAGCCTGCACATACATGCTGCCGCCGTTCACGCTTTCCACCGTCAAATAGGCGTCCAACGACTCAATCGGGCTGTCATCCAACCGCTTCCCAAGAGGGACAATTACCGTGGCAAACTCTGTGGAATCCCATTTGCGGGCGAAGTCAATCAGGTTCGACCCAAAACGGATCATCTGACTGCATGTATCCGGATAATCCTTGAGATAGTCCAGGTATCGGGTGCCGTCCGACCCCTTTCTCCCCCGAAGGTGGCCGCCGTACTGCTCCACAAGTTTGTTCAATGACTCAATGGTCTTCTCGTGGTCCGTGTAATAGGTCGGAAGGTTGGCATCCCCCACGGTTACGGCCCCCAGCGCAAACCGTCGGTTTGGAGCCACCTTGGCGTTGTGCACGTCGAGCACGTCCCGGATGAACTCCGAAACCCGGTGATTCGCGTACTCATTGGGCGGCTGTGTCGTGTCATTAAAGAACGCTAACTCGCCCTCACAATAGAGCACTCGGTTGTTCCAGAAGTCTTTCTCCTCAGACAAAACCCTTCCGGCCCACAATTCCTCCCCGTTTTGCCGCACGGAAATATCCGTAATCAGCCGTTCAATGCTGCTGTAACCGATGTTGGACGGCGGCAGCGTAACAGCCAGCGATCCGGCTCCGTTATCCTCCAATGTCAGCTTTGGGTTGACGACCGTTGTGCTGTCAGTGAGGTGGATATCGTTGTAGATGCACACGCCGTCGGCATAAATACTGTACACTGATTAGAGCCTCCCTTGCCTGAAGTCAATGGATACCGTTCCGGTCCCGGAGACAGTTGAAAGCTGAATTGTCACGCCTTTTGTTCCATAAAATACGAAGTTTCCGCCATAAACTTTACCATCCTGAAGAAGCAGTTTCTCGTGGATACCAAGCTCAGGATTCGTGAAATCGAACCATACCCCTTTCCGCGACGTGGTCGTAACCGTGA